AAAGCATCTATGGAAAAAGTTGCAAGACATAGAATGCGTGAAATTAAAATGTGGTCTAAATTAAAAAAAGAATTTAACGATGGATCATTTAATGATAAAGATGTTAATGTGCATCAATTAGAATCTTATGGACTACAATATCATGAGAAAGCTAAAACATTAAATCAAAACTCAAGTGAAGCTGAAATATTTAATGTAATGGGTCAATTACAATCTTTACAAAGAATAAAAAAATCTGGTGAATTAGAAAGTAGTTATAAAGAAACAGAAAGACTTACGCAACATGGTAAACCCAAAGTTTGATTTTGTATTTTTAGGTCAATCAGTTTTAAAATATCAAGTGCCTCTTGATGTTTTTCATATAATTAATCATATCTATGAAGTAAATAAAAACAGATTAGATAAAGCTAATGGACAATTGGTTGGTAAAATAGAAGATGAACATTCTTTATTTTATCATGGTGCAGATCAAGTGAAGATGAAAAATCACAACAGACTACCTAGAACAGTTACACATTATTTTATAGAAATGTTTAAACACTATTTAGCATTTAATAAGATTAGAGATTATAATTTACATTTAAATTCTATTTGGGTTAATGAAATGAAACAACATGAATACAATCCTGCTCATGTTCATAGAGGTATGTTGTTTACCGGTTTATCTAGTGTCATGATTTTAAAATTACCATCAACATATGGTAAAGAATATTCTGCAGATCACATTAAACAAAATGGTAGACTTCAAATATTAGGCGCAGCTAATGGTCAGTTTGCAAAGATAGATTATCAACCACCAATGGACCTTAGAGATTTTTATATTTTTCCATATGATATGAGACATGTAGTTTATCCTTTTAATGGAACGGAAGAAACAAGAAGAACTCTTGCTGCAAACTGTGATGTACAGTTTGATCCAATAAAAAATAGAGGAGCGGCATGATAATTACAGAACCATGTTGGAAATCTAATATAGTTCAAACCAATGAACCTATATTTACACCTTTACAATGTAAAATGGTCATAGAAGCTGGAAGAGAAGAACCTAGAAAGAATGCAGAGGTTGGAGCTGGTGAAGGTAATAAACACGGTGTTTTAGATACTAAGACAAGAACATCACATATTAGTTGGATACCATTTAAAAAAATGCCAGAGATGTATAAAGACATAGAAAAGATAATGAAAAAAACTAATGGTAATCATTTCGGTTTTGATGGTATGCAAATTACAGAACTAGCTCAATATACAGAGTATCCAGAGGGTGGGTTTTATGATTGGCATGTAGATAATCATATTAGTTGTGAACATGAACCACCAGTTAGAAAAATATCTATGACTTGTTTGTTATCTCCAGAAAATGAGTTTGAAGGTGGTGATTTAGAATTAATTAAAGAAGGTCAAGCAATAAAATTAAAACAAGGTCAAGCAGCATTTTTTGCATCATTTATAAGACACAGAGTTGCACCAGTAACAAAAGGTGTAAGAAGATCTTTAGTTATGTGGTTTGGAGGACCACCATTTAAATGAAAAGAGAATTACATTTTCCAACACCAATATATATGTTTGATATTAAAGATCAGTCTTTAAATATTCAATTAGAAAAAGATATATTAAATTGGATGAATCAAGATAAAGGAGTGAGTAGAACAAATGTTAAAGGTTGGCATTCAACAACAGACATGCATACAAAACCAGAGTATGCTAAATTAGTAAAAGCGTTACACGAAGCACAAGATAAAATTTATATAGAAGAACATTATGACTCTGGACCATTTTTAGGTAACATGTGGGCAAACGTAAATCCACCAGGCGGATATAACAGAGCACACTTACATCCTAATTGTATATGGTCAGGTGTTTATTATGTAAAGACCCCAGAAAAATGTGGTGCTTTAAAAATAAAAGATCCTAGAACAGGAGCTGAAATGGTGTCACCTAAAATGAGAAAAAGATTAAATCATCCTGACACGTCACCTCAAAGACTATGGAGAGAAGTTCACTATGAGCCGGTCGCAGGAAGATGTATTATGTTTCCTGCTTGGTTAATACATGGTGTTGAACCAAACGATTCGAATGATATAAGGATATCTGTATCATTCAACTTTTTACAAAAGACGATGTTTGTATGAAATTTAAATATCAAGTAATAAAAAACGCAGTATCATTTGAGTTAGCTAATTTTATATTTAATTATTTTTTACTTAAAAGAGATGCTGTAGAGTTTATGTATCAAAACAATATTACGTATGACAACGGTATGTTAGGTACTTGGTCAGACAAACAGGTCCCGAATACATACTCACATTATGCAGATATGGTAATGGAAACATTAATGATGAAAGTATTACCTAAAATGCAACAAGAAACAGGACTAGAATTAATACCTACTTATTCTTATGCAAGATTATATAAAACAGGTGATATTTTAAAAAGACACAAGGATAGGCCCTCTTGTGAAATATCTACTACATTAAATCTTGGTGGAGCTCCATGGCCTATCTTTATCGACGGTACGGGGTCTAATAACGTTATAGACGAGTATAAAAACATACATAAGCCCAATGCACCCAAAGGCACTAAAGTCTTGCTTGAAGTAGGGGATATGCTAGTATATAGTGGTTGTGAACTCGAACATTGGCGAGAGCCTTTTGACGGGAACATTTGCGGCCAAGTATTTCTACATTATAATCATGTAAATGGCCCATTTGCAGATAAAAACAAATTTGATGGCAGACCAAAGCTAGGTGTACCATCATTTGTAAAATAGTATTATAATGGAGTCATATGTTACAAAAAATAGGTTTTTTACCAGGTTTCAACAAACAGATTACAGAAACCACAGCTGAAGGGCAATGGGTTGATGGAGACAATGTAAGATTTCGTTATGGCACACCAGAGAAGATAGGTGGCTGGTCTCAATTAGGAGAGAATAAAATGACTGGTGCTGCAAGAGCACTATTTCATTTAGTAAATAAAGCTGGAACTAAATACGCTATCATAGGAACAAACAGAATTTTATACGCATACTCAGGTGGTGTATTCTATGATATACACCCTATTAAATCTACAACCACACTTACAAGTGCTTTTACTACAACTAATGGATCACCAACTGTTACAATAACTTTTAGTGGTTCGCATGGTATATCAGCAAAAGACATAATTCTTTTAGATAATTTTTCTAGTATAACTAATTCTAATTATAGCGCATCTGATTTTGATGATAATAAATTTATGGTAACAAGTGTACCATCATCAACAACGCTTACAATTACAATGTCGTCAAACGAAGGTGGGTCCGGTGCAACAACTTCTGGTGGTATTAGAGTAAGACACTATTATCCTGTTGGACCTGCAGAACAATTACCTGGATTAGGATGGGGACTAGGTCAATGGAGTGGTACGGTATCGGGAGAGGCAACGACAACTTTAACTAGTGGTATTACAGATTCAGCTACAACAGGAATTACTTTAACAGATTCATCACAGTTTCCAACATCAGGTACAAACTTTGTGCAGATAGGAACAGAAGAAATATCATACACAGGTATTACATCAGGTGTTTTAACAGGTGTTACAAGAGGTGTAAGAAACACAACAGCTGCTGCTCACAATGGTGGTGACACAGTTACAAACTCTTCTGATTATGTTGCATGGGGACAAGCTGCATCAGGTGACGTAGTAATAGATCCAGGTATGTGGAGTATTGATGGTTTTGGAACTAAAGTAATTGCACTTATACATAACGCGCAGGTGTTTGAATGGGACGCAGATGCAACAAATGCAACTAATAATAGAGCAACAATTATATCTGGTGCACCAACTGCATCTAGAGATATGTTAGTATCTACACCTGATCGTCACTTAGTTTTCTTTGGAACAGAAACAACTATTGGAGATACCTCAACACAAGATGAAATGTTTATAAGATTCTCAGATCAAGAAGATATAAATACATATACACCAACCGCAACTAACACAGCAGGTACACAAAGACTTTCTGATGGATCTAAAATTGTAGGGGCTGTTAGAGGTAGAGATGCAATATACATATGGTCAGACACATCGTTATTTACCATGCGTTTTGTAGGTGCTCCATTTACTTTTGGTTTTGCACAAGTTGGTACTAACTGTGGATTGATAGGACAGAA